GCGCACCGCAGCCGACAATCTTGCCAGCTCCGTCACGGATGAGTTTTGTTGGACTAGCCAAATCTGTTCTGTTGGGTAATGCAGTGCGCACATAGCCAGGGACGATGTACAGGATGCCGTCCATCGGGTCAGGCAGGTTGCTCACTTTAGCGTCCTTGCAGCACATGATGGGTACACCATCGACGTCTGCGACTTTACTCAGGTGGCTATGCACTTTTACGCTATAGCCGCTGGGTTCAATCACGCCGTAACCAGTGATGGTAATGTCGTGAGGTGTGAGGTTTACGAGTTTATTCATTTATTAGATTTGCAATAATGTTGAGTGCCAGCATGGTTTTACCAGATTTGGTTTCACCACCGATGACGACGAAGTCTCCGTATCGTATAGGACAGATGTTGTCGATAGCAGAGTAGCCTGTTTTTATCCGCATGGACTCATCGTCGCCACTCTCGTAGCGGTTGAGCGCATTGATAAGCAGCGCCTTAGTATCCATCACCTTGGGTGGAGCAAGCTCCCTCGAAAGTCCCTCGACCTTCATCACAACGTCACTTAGCAACTCCGGCGTCTGCCTAGTTGAGTCACCGATTGATAAAAGCGTCTCGTAAGCAACATGCTGCAAGGTGCGGCGCTTGGCCGTGTTCTTGACAATATCTACGAGGTCACCGATGGCGCCGGCGATTGGCATGAGCGTGTAGAGGTCGCTGAGTTGGTGAAACTCAGTGCCGGGCAGCGTCTCGCGGACCTTCTCGAATACCACACGGATCTCCGAGCTGGCGTTGCGGGACTGCTGCTGCAAGATGATCTCGCACACCCGGTGACTGAGCGGGTCGAAGATGTCGCTTACCTTGAAGTTCTTCTCCGAGATATGGTGCAAAAACACCTCAGGATGGTTCAGCGCAATCGACGCTATACCGCGCTCGGCCTCTAGCGCAGTTGGCACCACCGTGTCAGGCGGTAGCTCCACCGGCCTGCGCCTACCAGCTTTCTTGTGTTCCATTTGTAGACATCAAACTATCGCGCTTGAGTAAGGTTTTGATCGGTGTACGCACCATCGATGATGCACGGGATAGCCAGCCGTTAAGGAAGCGCCCCATGCCGCGTGGCGTCTTGCGACGCTGGGGATCAGCTTCGAGCCAAGCGTGGGCTTTGAGCAACTCCTGCTCGACGGTCTTTTCGCCGTAGATGATGACTAGGTCTTTCATCAAGCCCGACGGCACCTGCCACTCCTTGCCGTCGATAGTTGTGTACGTCATGTTGTACATGTTCCGCGTTTCGCCATCGAGTGCAGCGTTGCTAGGAAATGTTGGCGCAGTGTTGTACTGCCACATGGCATCTGCCAAGTCCTGCGCAGGCTGTACCGGCGTTGACTCTGGCTGCGACTCTGGCTGTGGTTCGCTGGCGATCTTGCAGGGCTCTTCCAGCGGGACGATAAGCTCAACTTTGGTTCCTGACGTGTATGTTATATTGATGCTGATGTTCATAAAATGTGTGCGTTGTGCAGGCGCACCCCTGCTTGGTGCAGAATTATTCGAACTCTTCCTCGTTTGTCGTCTCTTGCTTTTGCCAAACCTTATGAAGCGTTGTTAAGGCAAACTCTAGTGCCTCTGCAAAAACCCGGCACTCTGCGTCTCCTCCAAAAACAATTTCAAGAGATTCCACGTGCTGTAGTTCTGGAGATGCGTCCGTTCTGACATTCATGTCTCCACTATCACACAGCAAACGCAAAACAGTTCTTCCGCCATGCCCGGAATCCCCTCCCTGTGGACAGTTTGTTCCAATTGAAACTGTTAATGTGGCAAAGTCTTCAAATGTCTTTGTATGTAATTTAATCTTCGGCATATTTTTATTTTAGTTGGTCTAGTCTCTCCCAGTGTCACGCCATTTCAACATCGGCGTTCATGGCATCTAGTATTCGCCGGACGACCCAGCGTTTCGCACTGCGAAAGTATCCATCCCATCCCTTAGTAGCCGAAAAAACAGTTCGCTGCTCATCGTCACTAGCCAGGGTGTGCGGTTTTTCTTGTGAGCCACAATCCAAGCCTTACCAGCACCATCGCGCTCGGCCTGTTCTGTGGCCTTAATTAGATTCAGGTTCTCGACAAACTTCACCTCTTGGTGGAGTCCGCGCAGCTCCTCACAGATCACATCCGGGCTGTCGCCGCCTCCTGCGAACTGTTGCCCACGACGGGCCGTAAAGCCCGCCGCACGCAACTCGTCGCGCCACATGCGCTCGCCACGGCAGCCTTTAGCCCTGCTGTTTATTGGCATCGCGTTTGGCCTGTAACCAAGCGTTAACCTCAGCCACATCAAACCGCAGGCAGCGTGCGCTGATCCGGTGATGAGGGATCTTCCCTTCGCGGCACCACTTCAAGATGGTCTGAAGCGTGACACCGCACAACGTCGATATGTCTTTAGCTTTTACCATTTGAGATCGTCCTCCTCAAGTTCAACGGGCTCGTCCTTCTTCACCGGCTTGGTCTGCGCTGAGGGGAATGCCTTCGCAAATCCCGCACGATCTGCGGAGATAAACAAGCTGGTAGCGATAGCCTGAAGCTGCTCGGGCGTCACCTGTGCCTGACCGCCAACCCACTCAGCAGCCTTGATGGCTTCTGCCATAAGCTGTGCAGCTTGGAACAGCGCACGCTTGGCGTCTGCTACCGTCAACGAGACTGGCGACGAGGCCTGCACTGGCTTGCGCGGGCCTGCTGCGGCTACGGCTGCACCTGCATCGTCGATGATCGCGCATTGATCGGTGATCTTAAGTTCATTCTCGCCGCTATGGGTCGAGTGCTTCACGCTGATGCCCTGCAAGCCCTTCTTGCCAGCCTGTGACTTGAGAGTCACCATCTGCCCCTTGAGGTCACCCATCTCGTCTGGCAGCCAAAACGATGCTCGGCACTCGCCGGTGCTGTCCTGAAGGACGCAGTTCTGTACCCGCCAAGGGCCAAACTTGCCCTCGCCAGTCTTTGGCGGGAACGTCGCTTTGATCGTCACCCGCATTTCCCCGATGACGCTGCCATCGGCCAGATTCGCTAAGTCGCTAATTTGTGCTACTTTCATTTTTGTTGTGTTTCATCGATGGACCATCCACCGAATGCCTAGCAAAGTATACGTTGGTCTACTACGCGCAACTACTTTTTTGCTTTTATTTTGTCGTCCTCGTCGTCGTCCTCGTCATCATCCTCATCCCCACACTCTTCTATCCAAGAATGTTCCAGCACTCTTTCCTTGTTCATAAGGTGAATGTGCATGTCCCGAGCGAATCGATTGCCCCAGCCGCTCTCGTAGCGGTTCGTGTTGTCGCTATCTTTCTCGTCCTGAGCTTGGACGAGGATCTCGCCACACTCAAAGTGCTCGGACAGAATGTCCTTTGCACGCTGGATGATGGCTTGGCGTTCTTGTTCTTCGGGGCTCATATCTTGTAGTGTACTGTAAGCACGATTCTTCCGTCAGTCGTTTTGTGGTAAAACTTCTGTCGTACAGCTTTCTTTTGAGCAAGGATGTTCCGTGTAGCGGTTCTGCCAATTCCAAGCCGTTGAGCAATTTGTGAGAGTGTATACCACCCCGGAGGTGCGGGCTTTAGTTCTAGATTCTCCGCAAGTTGCGAGAGCCAGTCCCCTTCTACAGGGGCAGCTTGAAGCTTCCGTCCTTTAGTTCTTTTGTCAGCCATACAATTGTTTCGTTGTCAGTATATTCGCCCCACGCCCAGCCTCTGCTCCAAGCGGTGGTTGCAATTCTATTTTCCGCGTAGCCAGCCATTTCGGGATCTCCGAGCCACCCAACAGAGTAGCCAGTCACCCCTTTAATGCGCCGACCTTCAGCGATTTGTACGCGATGGATGTGCCCCATGACAAGCTTGGCGAATCGTCCATGACACATACGCTCTGCGCTGTCCCTGAGCGCCTGCTCACTGTGCAGATATCCGTGCTGGAAGAGAGCGTCACCTAGGCCAACAAAGCCGGTCTTGAGCTTGTAGTCGTAGACCTTGCACCTGATGGCCTTGGCCCGGTCATGAATCTGGTGATACACACGAGTCGCTAGAGCCGAGATGATGGCTTTAGGGTGGCTCATCAGCGTGACAAGCCGGGCTTCATGGTTGCCAAGGAGGTAGTGCTGTGGTCTCAGCGCCGAGATAAATGCTAGGCCATCGTTTAGGTCAACCTCTGGGTCAACCGTAGCGTCGTGACTATCAGCAGTGATAGCACCACTACGCAGACACGTCATATCGATGGCATCACCAAGATGCAGTACCGTGTCCGGCTTCCATCGGTCACGAAAGCGTAAGACTTCCTTGAGTACAGCTTGGTCCGCCATGAACCCATGGCTGCAACTAACTGCAAGGAAGCGTTTCCACTTCCGTGTGATGTTTGCCATAGGCTATTTGCGCTTGGCAGCAGCGGCTTTCTTCGCAGCCTCACGTTGGACGCTGTACGCGATAGCGACGGCCTGCCTCTGTGGCTTACCAGCGCCGATCTCGCGCTTAAGGTTCTCGGTGAACGCTTTTTCG